CGTATCAAGTGTTGCCGGATCATTTGAACTATCGAATGATTTTGGACGTACTTCCAACCGCTAGCGAAAATGAACTGCTGGAGTTGGTCGATATTGAGAAAGCGGTTTCTACATTTAGTGATGGTTTAGTTGAAGTCAAGAACGGTAAAGTCCTTTTTGAGGGCGAAGAAGTTCACGGCAGTATTAGTAAGCGTATTCTTGAATTTATGAGCAAGGGTCTGCCATTCCAGCCACTTGTGAATTTTCTGAACAATCTTATGGAAAATCCAAGTATGCAGAGTCAAAAGGAACTGTATGATTTCTTGGAACATGAGCATCTACCCATTACTGAGGACGGTCATTTCTTGGCATATAAGGCAGTTAGAAGTGACTATATGGATAAGTATGCTGGTAAGTTTGATAATCATGTTGGTAAAGTATGTCAAATGACCAGATCAAGAGTTGATGATGATCGTGGTCGTGGATGTTCAAACGGTCTTCATGCAGGCGCTTTGAATTACGTTGCTAATTATGGAAGTGCTGATAGTGGCGATCATATCATGATTGTTAAAATTAATCCGCGTGATGTTGTTAGTGTTCCAAGCGATTGTAATTGCGAGAAACTTCGCACTTGTCGCTATGAAGTTGTTGGAGAATATCAAGGAGAACTCCTTAAGCCTCTTTATAAAAGCGAGTTTAGTCAAGACTCCTATTATGATGAGGAAGAAGAACTCTATGATGAGTATGATGATGCTTATTGGAATAAGTATGACGATGAAGACGAGGAAGAAGATTACGAGGATGAGGATTACGATACTCAGTATTGATTAAGTCAGGTGGCGTGTGGGTCTTATTAGCGACATCTAATAGTTTGTGTTGCTAATAACGAGGGTTCGATTCTCTCGGCCATCTTTTAGATATTGCTCTTGATAGCGATGTTCACTATCCCAATATCAAAATGTAGGTAGGAAGTTGGAAAAAGGAAAGCAAATGTTTAGTGATAATCTAGGATTCAACCCCTTTGATAAAAAGAACAATGTGTATGCGAATGGTTGTGCCTCTGACCGAGAAAGATTTTTGGCTTCTTTTAGGCAAAATCATATATTTGTATACAACGGCAATCCTCGTAAAAAGATTAGTAGTATGAATCATACCGATAATCTTAACGAAGCAACTGGTGCTAATATAGACAATCATTCCGATGTTTATTTTTATGTGAATGGTGGTCGTAAGATTTATGCTATTAAGGAATTTACTTGTTGCTTTTGTGATATGGATGCTGGTCGAGACAGTGAAGGAAAATACTTTAAGCCCAGCGTTGTTATGACAAAGAAAAAGCAGTTCCTAAAGAAGATCAACGATTTTTCAGTTAAGCCAAGTTGGGTTGTTGATACTCGTAACGGCTATCAGTGCTACTGGCTTTTTGATGATGCTTCAAGAAAAATGGTTGGCAGCAATAAGACCTTTTGGAATGGTCTTCAAAAGAAATTAGTCAATTATTTTGGCGGTGATCCAAGAGCAATTAAGCCTAATCAGATTTATCGCGTTCCGTATACTTGGTGGCGTAAGGAGTGGGAGAAAAAGGCTCCCTATTTCTCTAGTATTCTTCCTGGGAGCGATGGTAGGAGAATCAATGTAGCGGATCTAAAATCGGCCTTAACTGGTCAACCCGCTACTCTCCAGATTGTTCCTGAGAAGTGTAGCGATGAATGGTATAAGGGGTATGCGAAGGCTTATAAGCAGTCTGATATTACTGGTGTTCCAGTATCGGTAAATGTTGCAACAAATATTTTGAATCAAATGAGAACTTTGAATTCTGAAACATATGATAGCGACATTTATTCTGGAAAAAGTTATGGAGATCCCATGCTTGTTCATCCTGTTTACAGTGATACGCCCGTAGATGACGAAGATGGGTCTAAGGATGCACAGGATGCTCTACCAGACGAGGATATAAACCTTGATGGACAGCAGACCAAACTTTTAAAAACGGTGGTGGAGTACCTCAACCAAGCGTCTACCGCACTATACTTTAGTAACAACCGCTTTTTGGCTAGTTCTGCCAAAGACCTTGCTGCTCAAATTAGTGATAAGTTTTGCATAGGTTAGTATCTACAAATGATTTATAACAACTATTATGCATGAAGATTATGAAGATAATGATTATGATGATTCCTATGAAGATAGTCAGGACTATCAAGGAGATTTTTATAAACATTATTTTAAATTTGATCCCGAAGCATGGGACATTTGGAGCAAATTGTTAAACGATGTGTTTAAAACCAATATGGACCAAACCAATAACGTATGGTATGCTTACGGATACTTGCCGAAAGAGTTACCTGTGAATAGTTATTTCTCCAATGCTGGTAAGAACAACTCTTACCAGTATTTGGGGATTAACTATGACAACGTTAAAATTTGGAAAAAAAAATATTTTATAATAGATCCTATTCAACATCAATATATAAAACATCTTGAGTATAATGCGGCATATTTCTTAAAACAGCCTCATTACTACAAAGGTTTATTTGATATTTTAAATTAAAACATGAAAAACAATAAGTATGTTATTACGAACTTGGATGAATTTACAGAAAGCTCAAGAAGATTAGTCTTTAAGCATTTTGGAGAAGCATCATCCAATGTCGATATAAACCAAGAAAATAACGATTTTTTAGTCTCGTTATCTACCAGCGAGGAAAAAGAATTAGATTCTATCTTACCACTCAGCGAAGCAAAAAACATAGTCACATCTTTAACAAAAGCACAAACCAATAAAAAAGCTAAAGATACACAATATATAATTAATTACGACATTTTTATAGAAATACTAGAGGCATTAAATGCCAGACTTGTCAGCAACATTCTAATGAACTTGTCTAAAAAAGGAATAATAGAATCAGCATACGACGCTTCAATAGATGATTTTGTTTTTTGGATAAAAAATGAAAACAATACAGACCAAAGTTAAGCCTATTAATTTTGATATTCATTTTGAATATCTTTGCCCTGTGTGTTCAAGCACAAGACATTGGCTATCCCTTAATGAATGTAAAGAAAAAAACTTTAAAGTAGTCTGCGATTGTGGTGGTGTTTTTAAGCCTAAACGCATCAAAAATATTGATATAGAGTATGTTACAAAACCTAAGCTAGAAACAAAAACAGATAAACCAGATCTAACAGAACAACCATCAAAATCACAGCAGATAGAAGATTTACCAATACCTAGTGATCTAGACTTTGATTTAGACGAACTAATCAACGATTGCATAGTCACGCTATGCGGTTTTGGTTTTGAAAAAGAAGAAGCGAGAGACATACTGATAGATAGTTATAATAAAAGTCCCACAAAAAATAGTACACAACTAGTTAAACAAACCCTATTGGATAATTTTGGAGTAATCAAATGAGTAATTCGATCAGACCCTCCACGTTTAATGATATTATTGGACAAGAAGATGTTATTGGTAGATTAAAGGTAATGACGCAGGGGTGTAAGAATACATCCTCTGTTTTTCCTCATCTATTAATAGACGGCCCTCCGGGACTGGGTAAAACCACCATAGCCAGTGCTATATCTAATGAGCTTGGTGTGAACTTATACACACTAAACGCAGCATCAATTAGAAGTCCTAAAAATATTATGCCATATTTGATGGGTATGGACGCCAGATCTATTTTGTTTGTGGATGAAATCCATAGACTGCCGAAATTGGTTGAAGAATTCCTATATCCTGTAATAGAAGACTTTAGGCTTAGTATAGTATCTGGAGATAAAGCAGATACGATTGATCTACCTGCATTTACTATGATTGGTGCTACAACTAGTGGAGGTAGTCTGAGTCAGCCATTCTATGATAGGTTTATTCTTAAAGAACATCTTTCCTTTTACAAGGACAATGAGTTAGCTAAACTGGCAAGATTGAACTGCACTAAACTTGGTATTTTAAACGTATCAGATGACGATTTGCTTGAAATAGCAAAAAGAAGTAAAGGAACGCCCAGAATATTAAATGCTAGATTACAGTGGTATAAAAACTATGTATTATGTAATCCTAGTGCAAATATCAATGATATTTTTAATGCTCAGGGTATAGATAAATATGGGTTTGATATGTATGATCGTGCATACATCGATCTTTTAAACAAAAACAGAGGAAATCCATTGGGTTTGAAGGCCATTTCGTCTATGAGCGGTATAGCCATCGAAACTATTGAAAATAGTATAGAGCCATTCTTAATGAGAAAGGGTTTGGTGTCTAGAACACAAAAGGGTAGGATATTGAATACCTTACCATAAGGTGTATTATATACTGTTCCGAAAGAGTATCGATCTATTCCTTTAAAAGGAATCATATCTATGAATATTTATTATATATTAGTTTTTATATATTTATGTATCAGTTTTTTGCCAAGTGGTTTCTGCGGCACCATAGATCCTAAAAAAACAGACAATGAATATATAGAATTTGCACAAGAGGATATGTTTGATTGCGTAGCGCCACTTCTTTCAAAAAAGGATAACAAAGTAACCTCCCTTTCTTCATGTGTAATTATAAAACCACATTTCGCCATAACAGCCGCTCATATTTTTTCTACTATAGGGCTGGACCATACATATTATATTCAATTAAATAATGAGCTTTTATTAGTAGAGGAAGTTATTTCTCATAAAGGGTTTAAACAAGAAAAATTGGGCTATAATGATATAGCAATATGTCGCACATCTAAAGAAATGACCATAAGCAAATTCCCTAGTCTCTATAATAAAAGACAAGAACTCTTAAAAAAGGTAGATATTTGTGGATATGGTATATTTGGTACTTTTGATACCGGCGCCACCACCTCCGATGGCAAAAAAAGAGCTGGTACAAATGTTATCGAGAGTATAAAAGACCATACTCTTATTTGCTCACCGTCTTTTTCTACAAATTCCAACTTAGAATTTTTGATTACACATGGAGATAGCGGAGGGGGTGTATTTATAGATGGTGTATTGGTGGGTATTAATTCGTATGTATATACCAAAGACGGCAATGCAAATTCTTCTTGGGATGATAAAGCTGGACATACCAGAATTTCTTTATTTAGAGAGTGGATCGATAAAAATACAAAATAGTCATCTTGACACCAGGGTTTTTGAGTTTTATTATATAATATATGACATCATATCAACTAGAAAAATTCGAAAGCGGACCAGTTTATTTTCTAAAGGTCTTTGATCAAAACGCTTCGTTAACATCCATTGAGGCAATTATTAATATACTGGAGATTAGAGAAGAAGCAGAGTATAATCTAAACATTATTATTTGTAAAAATTATAATACTCATAATATATCCATACATGGTTCTTATCTAAACCCACAGAGCCTTATACAAATAATAACAAATATCCTAAATGAAAATCCAAATATTTACGATAACATTGTTAGAACAACAGAGCTAGTCTAATCCACAATGGATATTGTCTGCCCAGTAAAATCACAAGATTTCGATAGATTTGAAATTTTATTCCATTCTCTGGAAAGATTTTGCGAAGACTCTTTTAAATTGTATTTGATCTCCCCTTCGGGAGAATCCCCTGTAAAGAGTTCAAAGATTATAACCATCAAAGAGGAAGAATTGGATAGTGTTCTTGCTTATAAAAAATTTCGAAACCAAGGATGGTGGAAACAACAAGTAATTAAATTATTAAGTTTTAAATTCTGTGATTCTGATTATATTCTAAGCTTAGATGCGGACTGTTTTGCTGTAAGGCCATTTTCTTTTGATAATTTTTTATTTAGGCAAAAAATTCGTACAAAAATTTCATCTGGAGGATCTTGGGATAATTGGTATATAGGCTCTTCAAGTTTATTACAACTTCCTCTTCATCCAGATTGGTCAAATAATAGAATCGGCGTTACTCCTTTTATTTTTTCTAATGTCATATTACACGGCCTAAA